GTAAATTCACGTCCCGATTTTATCGGTTCTGGTTATACGTCCTGGCAACTTAAATGCACACGTTGTTCGAGCTGTGGTTTAAAGTATGATCTGGTTGGTATAGAGTAATTTTGCCTAACAGGAGATTGTATGCCAGAATATAATGATGTTTATATTGTTCCACAATATTCGGATGTGACATCGAGAAGCAGGGTAGATACAACATCAGTTTTAGACCCCAAACACCGCAAGACGACTATTAAAGTTCCAGTAATTTCGGCAAATATGGACACTGTTACTGATGGCTATATGGCGCTCAAAATAGCAGAAGCTGGCGCCTTAGGTGCAATTCATCGTTTTATGTCAATTGGTGACAATGTTGAAGAGTGGGTGAAAGCCAAAGGAATGCCCTGCCTTGTCTCGGTAGGAGTTTCTGAGAGAGCAAGAGAACGGGCCGAAGCCTTATATGCGGCCGGCGCTAGATATTTTGTCATTGATATTGCTCACGGACATCATTTCTTGATGAAGCAAATGATTTCCTTTTTTAGAAAGGAATTGCCAGAAGCATATGTTATGGCAGGAAATGTAGCAACACCTTCGGGCGCTGAAGACCTTGTTAGGTGGGGTGCAGATGCTATAAAAGTTGGCATTGGGCCTGGAGCAGCTTGCACGACTAAAAATGTCACTGGAGTTACCATCCCTCAGTTTTTAGCTGTGAGATATTGTGCCGCCGCTGCTAAATCAGTAGACCCACAGACAGTGGTTGTCGCTGATGGTGGAGTAAAAGAAATAGGCGATATAGCCAAAGCCCTTGGTGCAGGAGCAGATTTTGTTATGTGCGGACGCATGTTTGCAAGTTGCCCCGAGGCACCTCATCCGGGTGTATACCGTGGCATGGCTTCTTTGGATGCTATGAAAAATGTAAGACTAAGTGATGAGCTGCCTACACCAGAGGGCAAAACACTAGCTTTGAAAACTGATAAACATGTAGATGAAGTTGTTTCTCTTATTGCTGGTGGCCTAAGGAGTGCTTTCTCTTATTCAAACTCATTAACTTTAAATGAATTTCACGAGAAATGTAAGTTCGGATATAGATGATTGAATAACATGACTGCAAAAAATCCAAATAAAATACAACTTTCACTGTTCGAAGATACTACAATTTTACCAACACAAAAGTTTCATATTTCATATTCTGAACTATCTGATTGGTATGAATGTTCTTATCGACACAAGCTAAAACATGTAGAAAAAATTGATCTAGACGGTCCGTCTATTCACACCACCTTTGGCTCGGTTCTTCATGATGCTCTAGAACAATATGTAAAAACTGGCAAAACTCCTTCGACTGATGAGACAGTTAAAAAACTTAAAGCCGGCATAGCTGAGCTTATGTTCACTGAGAATGCAGTTACAGCAGAGGAGGCACAAGAGTTTATTGATGTCGTAGAACCTATATTGGAACAAGCTCCAAAGTGGTTGGATGAGGAATTTCCTGGTTGGAAACTCGTATCAGCTGAAGAAATGTTATTTGAGCCAATTGAAGGTCAAAAAAACAAACACTTCAAGGGATACATCGATCTTGTTATCAAAGTACCTAAAAAGAAGAAGGGTAAGGGAACCCGACTAAGTGGAATTAAGGGTGAAGTGGTTGCTGGGGAGTGGGTTTATTGGATTATTGACTGGAAGACAACCAATTGGGGTTGGCGAGCTGAACAAAAGCGTTCTTTCCAAAAACACATGCAGTTAATATTCTACAAGCATTTTTGGTGTGCAAAACATGGAATTGACCTGAAAGAAGTTCGTTGCGGATTTGCTTTTCTGCGTAGACGAGCACGGAAAGACGGAACAAGAATTGATATTCTTCCTGTGTCTGTTGGTCCCAAAGCTATAGAGAAAGCGTTGACAACGCTACATGATTGTCTCAACCAAATTCAAGCAGGAATGCATATTAAAAATAAGATGTCATGTCGATTCTGCAAATATGCGGGTACAAAACACTGTCCATAAGAATCTACTTGTTATTAAAAGTAGATTAATAGTATTTAAAATCAGACTAACCTACACAGTTAAGTGGACCTGGATATTCTCTCCAGCTTGGAACTTAACATTAGCACCACTATCACTGTTTATTTTTGTTATTTCTTTTATAAATTTACCGACAAATTCACTGTTGGTATTCTTATCTTCTTCTTTAGGAATTTTGTACGCAGTTGGGGTTCTGTTGTTTTTAATTTTGAGTCATTGGCAAATGTTTCGTCGAATTTGGAATTTTCATAAAAAACATTCACAATGATGCCATAATCCATGTTTGGAATTGGCAATAAACAATTTAACAACTTTTCTAATAGAAATTAGACTATTACAAGAAAACACTAAAAATTTTGCTTTAAGCAAATAACTGAGGCAATAAATGAAAATTTCGGGATACTGCACAACTAGGAATTGTGTTCAGATGGATTACCCATTTGTAGAAGCAATTGAAAGCTTGCTGGACTTCTGTGATGAAGTTGTTGTAGCAGACAGTTCAGACGGTACAGATAACACGCTTAATAAGCTCGAAGAGCTTATGGATAAACATTCTAAACTACGTGTAGTTCATGTGGATGTTCCATGGGATGCTCCAAACCATGGTATTTACGACGGCCAAATGAAAGCTGTTGCTCGTTCTAAATGCACAGGAGATTATCTTTGGCAATTAGATGTTGATGAGATCGTTGAGCCTGGCTCAAGAATGAAAATTGAAAGCTTAATCAACCAAGCAGCTCCGTTTATGGATCAAAGCCCAATAATTGCATTGCCAGTTGTAGAATATTGGGGTTCAAAGGACAAAGTAAGAATCGATGTAAACCCATGGAAATGGCGACTCAGCAAGAATCTTCCTTATATTACCCATGGAATCCCTAAGCAATTGAGAAAAGTTGAGAATGGGCTTTTGTATGCCAAGAAAGGCACAGATGGTTGCGATTACATCCATGCTGAAACGGGAGAGATAATTGCATTTTCTAATTTTGTGACACCGGAAGTCGAGCAGCTACGTCGTAAAGCTATCACTGATGAAAATGCTGCAAGGGACTACCAAAACTGGTTTAATATGATTAACACTCACCTTCCAGTGACACATCACTTCTCATGGTTTTCAATTGAATCAAAGATTCTAAAGTTCAAGCACTTTTGGAATGATTCTTGGTTGTCACTCTATAACGAAAAGAAACCTGAGGGTTGGAATCCATTTTTCGCTGACAAATCACTTGAAGAAGCTTCAGTTAAAGAAATAAAAGCTCTTGGAAAGAAATTGGCTACTGAAACTGGTGGGCATATTTTTCACACGCCTTGGAATGGCACTAAAACAAATCATGTCACTCTGGAGTGTGACATTCCACCAGTTATCAAAGATTGGTGTAAGAGACACAGCCAATAAGGATAGCAAATGACCGATCCAAAAATCTCAGTAATTGTAGCAAATTACAATCATGAAAAATACATCGAACAAGCAGTTAAATCGCTTTTAAATCAGACTTATCAAAATTTTGAGGTTGTCATCGTTGATGATTGCTCAACTGACAATAGCAAGGAAGTTATCACTGAACTAATAAAACTAGACAAACGAATCATTCAGCCGCTTTTCCTTGACAAAAATACTGGTAAATGGAACGCACTAAATCAAGCTATTGCACAGAGAGCATCGGGGCAATTGATAACCACACAGGACGCAGACGACGCTTCTACACCGCAAAGATTAGAATGGACGCTAAGAGTCATGCAGAAAATGAACAGCTATCATACGCTTTGTGGATTTTATAACTGTGGCTCTCAAGAAGAAATGGATAAAGCTGAGAGTCGCCTCATTAAAAGCCCTGGACCTCATGAAGATATGGTCATGAACCATCAAGAGGTTCTGAAAAGCGTCTTTACCGGATATTACACCCAAGGCATTAATCACTACTTTACTGGGCAGTATGAAGTTCATGGTGCTAGCGCATTGTTTTATAAACAACTTTGGACACATGGAATGAAATTCATGCCGGGAAACATGGGACTTCGTTGTCAAAAAGCAGAAGACAGCGATTTCAACACCAAATTGACTTTATTGCTCCAGAGAACAAGTATTTTGAAGGTCCCACTTTATTGTTATCGTCGTGGAACGACGACAAACCCTGCATATTTAGAGGGATTGTGACATTTTGAAAGAGTCGGATTGAATACTTGTTGCTTCTACACTATAGTTTAAAATAAACAATAAGAAAAACTGGAGACCTTAAAACATAGTTATCCTTGCAATAAAGAAGGATGACAAATGAAAAAAGAGTTTGCAGGAAATGCGAATAAGGGTGGTGTTTACCAAATTCGCAACCTAACCAATGATAAAATTTATATTGGTTCTGCTAAGTCGTTTAAAAAACGAGCAAATCAGCATGAAAGTCGTCTAAACGCAGGCAAGCATCACAATAAGCATTTGTTAGCAAGTTGGAACAAACATGGAGAAGATGTTTTTCTGTTTGAGATTTTGGAAGTTGTAAACGGTTCCACAAGAGAGAGAAGAAAGCGAGAACAGTATTTTATTGATCAATACCTCAACAACTGGGAAATATGTTATAATTTGAATAGACATGTAAATCAAAAGGTTGGTCCCTGGTCCAAAAATCCTGAACTTACAAGATTAAAAATGAGGATGGCCAAACTTGGCAAAGTTAGAGGCCCTCACTCTAAAGAAACAAGAGAAAAAATAGGAAAAGCAAATTCAAAAAAGAAACGAACCGAAAAGGAAAAAAATCATTTACGTATTGTGATGTCCGGTAGAAAACAACCTGAAAAGGTAAAACAGAAAATTAGCAAAACAATGAAAGAAAAGGGTTTAAGGCCGCCTTCTTGGAAAAATAAAAAACATTCTATAGAAACGAAACTTAAATTGTCAAAAAAGGTCCATCAAATGGATATTAATGATAATCTAATTGCAGAGTTTGTTTCTATTTCAAAAGCTTCACAAAGCACAAAAATTGCTATTTCAAGTATTGTGAAATGCTGTAAAAAGCAAAGAAAAACAGCTGGTGGGTTTGTTTGGAAATATGCAAATTGACTTTATTGCTGTACTGAATACGTTTGAATAAACGTATTTACAAATATGCTTATATCACTTTCTAATTCACTCGATCATTATCAAAAACAGCTTGCAGAGCTAAAAGCGCTTTTTGTTGAAGTGTTGTGGCAGTTCCGCAGTGGGCAAATGGACCTATCAAAGTCAACCATAAACAAGATCGTTCACGAAATTGCTGTTCATGAGACAAGGATCAGAACGATAAGAATTGCTGAAAGGCTCGGTTTTACTAAACAATTTGTACAAACGAAATACAAAGAACGTCAGACTGCGTAATGCTTCTATCATGTTCGACAACGAAGAAGGTTCCAAAGGAAAGACTAGAAAAAACCGTGTTAAAAATCTGAAAAAATTTGGGTTAGAAGTAGGAAAGCTTTACCAATTCAATGGCAGATTTCGCAAAGTCTATAGAACCAAACAGCCAAACGCCACCTACCAAGAGCGCATGGAGAAGGATTATAAAGTTTATAAAGGCGACCATCTGATATTCATCTCAGCAGATCTTTGGGTTACTTCAACCGTTAAACGGGTTCGTTCACTCTCAGAAGATTTAAAAGAAGTGAAAGCAAGGCTAGAAGCTAAAGGCATGAAGGTTATTCGTACCGAGGGCTATCGAATGTCAGGTTCCAATTGGAGAAGAAGGTGGATAAAGGATAATGAAAATCCAAGATATTATTTCGTCTTTTACAAAGTACCTGAAGAAAGATTTAGTGGACGACTTTATATTGGACATAGCGAGAAGTTCGGATGGATCAACATTTCACAGATGACAAAAGAAGAAATAATGAGTCAATTTCAAAAGATTGATATTTAAATGCTTGGGAAAAAATATGATAGACGTAACTTGGAGAAAATTTAGGTCATGGTCCGGTGCAAAGATAGCCGGAGTAAAAGATTTTGAGCTTAACTCAGAACAGAAAAAACGTCATATGTGGCGAGCTGTTTGGCTTACGGCTCAAGTCGAAGGTGGTGGCAAATTTGGTGCTGTTCAATCATATGATGGTGCAGGTATTTCTGCTGGACTTGAACACAAGATTGCAGTTCTGCCCAAAACAATGAAACAAGGTTCGCTTTGGGGTCTGCTTCGAAAAATGGAAGTAAATGCACCTTGCACTGCTCTTGATCGCCTTTGGGATGCGCTTAAACAAGAAAACATGTACGTTGCGCAAGATGGCTACCTGAGAGAATGGAAATCAGGGAAATTGATTTCTGCTAAAGCTATTAGAGATTTGGTAGCACCGCCTAATGGACGAACACCACGCAGTGGCCCAGATTGGGAAAGGTGCAAGCAGTGGGCAATTCTTTTTCATGATCTGTTTTCTGATGAAGCAACTTATGAGACTCAGGTCAATTCAACTATCGAATATCTTGTTTCTAACAATAAAAGAGATGAAGAAGAGGCTTATGAGGTATCAGTAGGGGTTAGTCATCCAACTGCTGCAATTCATGGTAAAAATATCTCAGATGAGCATGATCTCGCTTGGTGTGTTTATCACAGCTTTACACCAAATGCTCCAAGCCTAGCCAGAAGGCGACTCGCTGCTTCAAAACCCGATGGAACCTCTGCATGGCCCAAACGTTTAATTAAAACGCTTGGAATGACCAATTATGGTAGATGGCATGACACGTTTGATGGCGGCAATCGTTACGATCGTACCCGTGTCTATGCTATACGTAGTGGTATGTGGCCTGAAAATTTATTCAATGGCCCAAATGCGATAATGCCACAAAATCTATAGACATCAAGCTAATTGCTTAGCTATAGATAATTTCTTAAAATTGCTGTTTATCTTCTTTTGCGGACGAACTATACTAAAATACAGGTTGATACTTATGGTTCTGTTTGAACCTAGCGCAAAGGATATTAATGAGCAATTACCCCAAGAAATTCGTTGGGCTTCATAGCCATAGCACATTCTCGATTGGGGATGCTATCGGCATGCCTCAAGATCATATTGACTTTGCCAGAGAAAACGGCATGGATGCGATAGCTCTTACTGATCATGGAAACATGAACGGATATTCGCATCAATATTTTCATGGGCAGAAACTTAAGAAAGAAGGCATAAACTTCAAGGCCATCCCTGGAATTGAAGCATATTTTGTTGATTCACTTTCAAAGTGGCGTGAACTTTACGAGTCGGATAAAGAAAAGAAAAGACTCAAGAAGCTGGCTGAAAAGGGGGATCAAGATGCCTTGGAGGCGCTAAAGCGCAAAGGTGAACTTCTAGGAGATCCATTTGCCGAAACAAAAGAACAGATGGATGAAGACATGGCTGGAGGCACAGTCGTTGAAAACGAAGAAGAATCAAAATCCAACAAGTTCAAAGACCCGATTAAACAGCGCAATCACCTTGTTCTTCTCCCAAAAAACAACGAAGGGTTACAAGCACTATTCCAGCTCGTCACCGAGTCTTACATAAACGGCTTTTATCGTTATCCTCGAATCGATCTTGACCTACTTAAGAAGTATTCAAAAGGAAACATCATTGCACTTACAGCCTGTATTGCTGGTGTTCCAGCTCGCAAGGTGTTTGATCACCAGACAGAACCCGACTGGGAAAAATGGGGACCAACGCAAGAAAACTTCGAGCTGATTCAAAAAGATTTGAAAGAAATGGCTGACCAGTTCAAATGGGCTCTCGGTGATGAGAATTTCTATTTGGAAATTCAGTTTAACGCACTTGGTGCGCAGCATCTGGTAAATCAACATCTTATTGAATGCAGCAAGAGAACCAACACACTATTAGTTTGCACGGTTGATGCTCACTATTCCCACCCTGACCACTGGAAGGAAAGAGAAATTTACAAGATGATGGCTTGGTCTTCAAAGGGCCAGGCGATGGACAAATCCAAACTGCCCCAGAAAATCGATGAGCTTAAGTGTGAACTTTACCCCAAGAATGCTGAACAAGTTTGGGATTCATACAAGCGATACACTGATGGAAAAGGGTGGGATTTTTATGATGATGATGTAGTCCGAGAAGCAATTGAACGTTCGCACATTATTGCTCACGAGCAAATTGACACCATAGATCCTGACACTTCTGTGAAACTACCTTCGATTTCATCAATGGTTGACGAATGCAGCATGAAAGAAATCGTAAGCAAGTACGGCAAAGAACTTGGCGATGATGAAATTGCGTTTCAAGAATTGAAACGTCAGGCAATAGCTGGTATCAAGTCTCGTGGACTCGCAAATAACCAAGAATATGTTGATAGGCTCAAACACGAGTTACGTGTCGTGAAGTACCTTGGATTCTCCAAGTATTTCTTGACTTACTCCAAGATTATGGAAATAGTTTCTGAACACATGCTTATTGGTAACGCACGTGGATGTTTCCTTCCAGGCTCTCGTGTTATGATGGCAGATGAAATGTTTGCCGAAATTGAAAATATTCTTGTCGGAGACAAAGTTATAGATGCCTTTGGTAAGGAGCAGACAGTTGAAAACACATTTGAATACGATGTGGATGAAGAGTGTATTGAACTGGAATTTGATGATGGCAGAGTGATTAAATGCACGAAGGACCATGAAATTCTAACGACAAATAGAGGTTGGGTAGAGGCTCAACATCTAACAGAAGAAGATAATGTGGCAGAAGTTAAACTTTAAACACCAGAAAAAAACACTTGAAGCGTTAATAAACGCTGTTTCTATTGTTCGGTAAAATTAATAGGTAAAACACC